AAACGATATTGCCCTGCCTCTACTACCTCCATCTTCTTCTTCTTGCCAGCAACATCAACGACACCCATCAATGGGGTATGCCACAAACGCAAGCGAGGTAGCTTGTTCTTAGAACCACCACCCCCTAACTCGTTAGCCATACCTGTTAGGCGCATTAACTCTTCTTGACTTACTTGGTTTAAAGCTACTTCACTCATACTACATTCCTCTTTGCTATTAGCAATCTACTTGATCTAACCAATTGTTTCCCATCTTAGCTTCTAGTGTTAGAGGTAAGTTGAAATCAATATCCCACAGCGTATTTACTGTGCTTACTAACTTACTCTCTACTTCCACTACAACAGCAATCATAGCTGCTTGCTCGTCAGGGTGTACATCTATCACCATACTATCATGTACTGTATTAACTATGCAAGATATTAGCCCTCTTTCTTTCATGGTTTCCTCCATCATCAGCAGTGCAACTGGCACTATATCTGCCGTAGCAAATGACTGAACTGGATAGTTCTTAATCATGGTAAAGTTTGTAACAGTACCATCACGCCTTCTTGACACATCAGGAAAAGCAAACTGCCTACCCGAAGGTGTTGTAATCTTTCTCTCAGACAAAGCCTCAGTAGCCAGCTTCTTGTGCCACTCTGCTATGCCTCTGTACTTGTACATGAAGTGAGTATAATACTCTGCCTCTGCTGGTGTACGACCATAGCCTGACGCTCCATACAACGGGGCAAAGGTATGCATCTTAGCATTCTGTCTGCCAATATCCTGACCTGCATTAGTTATAATGTCTGCCGTGTATTGGTGTACATCAAAGCCTTCAATGACTTCCTTAATAGCTACCTTATCCTGAGATAGGTATGCAGCTACACGGAACTCTAGCTGTCCAAAGTCAGCCTCCATTATCTTGCCACCCTTCCAACGTGATATGAACACACGCTTAACAGGGAACGTACCACCCCTTGGCATGTTCTGCATATTAGGATTACGGCCTGACAGTCTAGCTGTAGAGGTTATGTGCTGCGTTAACTGTACATGCAGCATACCATCTGCCTTGGTGTACTTCTCTATGCCACCTACAAAGGATGATAGGTAAGACTCAATAGCATTAAGCCTACGTAGCTTGGATAAGAAGTTACCCTCACGCTCCATGCCCTTAGCCCTAGCTGTAACCTCAAGTGTTTCAAGGATACCCTTGCCTGTACTGAATCCACTAGCACTAGCCCATGTAGCCTTGGGTGGTGTGAACTTAAGACCAGCCAGTTCTTTAGTGTTCTTTAAAGTAAAGCCTTGGCGGTTACATTCCTTGCAGATGTTCTTGTTCTTACGGGGCGTACCCTTCTTAGTAAGCAACTGAACCATGCCAGTACCACTGCACATGAAGCACTTAGATGCCTTAGTCTTGTAGACAGGGCCAGTCATAGAACGCATAGCATCCTTGAATGCAGAGTCGGACATGAATGCATTGACACTCAAGGCCCACATCTTCTTGTCATTAGGCTTACGAGAGAATACCAATGCTGATAGCTGCTCTGGTGAGTTGATGTTGAATGGTGTATCACCCATCAGTTCCTCAACAAACGCCATTAGTTCCTCTGATAGTGCAGCCCGTTCCTCTTCAAACTCAGTCTTTACTTTGTTCAACTCTACCATGTCCACCTTGAACCCACGCTTGTAGATCAGAGCCAGTTCATAGCAAGTATCCATAGTCAGATCAAGCACAGACAGCATACTACTGTTCTCTTCATTAGCAAATCGTGCCATCTGTTTCTTGTAGACACCATAGGTAGAGCGCAAGTCATATCGTAGGTACTCGTCTAACTCGTCAAAGGGAATGTCCTTTGTAGATGTGCCAGACTTCCAGTAGTCAGACATAGTATCCAGCTTCTGCTCTTCCAGTTGATACTGTGCAGATACAAAGCCCAAGTTAAGTGGGGACTTTACACCCTTGTTAAGTATGTACTCACCCAACATGGTGTCGTATATATTACCATCATACTTAAACCCACACTCCCATATCCACGTAAGGTCATGCACTGCATTGTGACAGACCAGTAGGGTAGTATCATCCAGTATTTTCTGCGTTATGATCTCTCCCTTAACTGTAGGCGGTTCATCAGAGTGAGTGAAGGTAACTACAGTTTCCACTGCCGAAGCTGCTACCTTAGATTCCCCCATAATAGTCTCAGTTTCTACCTGTAACATACCTATCATTACCAATTCATTCTCTGCCTCAAAGGGGTCAAAGTGCTGCTTCCCGTCACGCTTACAGGTAGTGTTCTCCACATCCAATACAGTAATCACAACTTTTTTCATAACTTACCCCTAATATATTTAATGGCTCTCTTCATACGAGCAACATCATCATTGAAACATCCCAATGCTCTGTTGCAACTATGGCATAGCCAGCCTCTGAAATCATCCGTGTCATGGTCATGGTCTAGTACCCACGCTGATGCGTTACCTCCCTTACCTTCTGCCTGTTCCTCGTCACATAAACAGATAGGACAATCGTACCCCACGGGTGGCTGTCCATGTACTTCCCTTAACTGCTTACGTACCTTGGTTAATGTTGATGCACAAGCCTTACACTCAGGCCGTAGGTAACTACCCCCACTAGCTGTACTGAATGCCGATGAAGGTAGTGTGTGCATACACTTAGAACATATCTTAGTATCCTCACATGCAGGGTGAGCCTCATATAATTCTATGTCCTCAATGAATAATTTCAGTTGTTCATACTCCATACCTTGCAATCCTTCCATCCAGCATACAGGTAACCTTACCATGCCATCCAGTTAGTTTATTCTTGGTTATGTTTATGTGGCGCATAGGATCTTCCATAGCATCATCCTCACTGAGTGCAGGGTTCTTAGCAATCAGTAACATGAGGTCAGCCTCAGATGCCTTGCCCGTCTTTGAACCTTCCATCATAGATTGGTTAAGGATTACCTTGCCCTCTGCCTCTGCACTTAGCTGTGACATATAAAACATGGCACACCCGTACTGCTTTGCAATGTCTCTAGCATAGATAGCGTTAGCCTTGAGCATCATGTCCTCACGGGCAGCACCATTAAGCCTAGCAAACTTATCCCCCATGTCCAGTACAACAACATCAGGTGTATAGGATTTAATAACGGACTCTACCCATGTCATATCCTTACCTGTTGCATCAATGAACTTGACCTGATCCTTGATACGCTGGTACTTAGCAGTAGCTGCCGAAGGATTGTCACGTATCTGATTAAGTGTCATGCCTGTAGATGCATTGAGGTAACGTGCTGCTACCCTATGTACTGCCTCTTCATTACATAAGACTAAGCACTGTGCGCCCTGCTCTGCAAAACCATTAGGGCCAGCAATGAAGGATGCATGGCTAGAAGTCTTACCTGTCTCAGGTCTAGCACCTATCATGATAAGGTGACCGCCATTGATACCCTGTACCTTACGTGCCAAGGTAGGCAGGTTGAATGTCCACTGAGCCTCAAGGTCACACTTCTTAAGCAGTGCTTCCATATCAATGTCAGCCCACTCCACGGATAGGTTAGGTGTAAAGTCTTCATTGTAGTTCTCAAGGATAGCACGTAGTGGTTCAAGCGATACATGCTCACCATTAACGTATTCAAATCCAAGGTTAGCTACCTCTTCACCCACCTGCTGTCGGAACATATCGGATAGTACATCACTGGCTATGTCCACTCCCATGACAACTTCATTGTCTACCTGATCAAAGATAGTTTGAAAGGAATCCTTCTGTGCTGTGGTTAGTGTAGGGTTCTTAGAGAAGAATAGTGCCTCCACCTCTATAGGCGTAACTGACCTACCATATGTGGTGATAGCAGTATCAATAGTAGCCTTGACCTTACGACCATCCTTACTAAAGATATTGTTGGGGCAACGTATACCCTTGTGATTGTCATGGAAGTCTTTATCCATGAGCGTTCTTAGTAGTGCTAGTTCCATAAAATGTTCCTTATAATTTACAATGTATACTACAGTATACACTATAGTATATATTTTAATGAGTATTATACACCATAGTATATATTACAATGTACGTTATAGCGTACGTTACTTTACCACAGGTGTTAAATGTTTATCACCTAACTGTATCAATGCTTTAGCTGCATCAATCTCCCCTTGAAGGTTGTAGTAATGAATCATACTACCTATACTGCCTTTAGCCCTACTCTTTATAGGAAGTTCCAATAGCCCGTAGCTGTATAACCTCAGCTATCTCTTCCTTGCTAAAGGTATCAACCCTTTGATTATCTGACTTGCGAAGGTGATCACCTATCTTTGGTTTGAATACAATACTCATTTCATTATCCTATCTATGCTGGCTTGACGTAAATTCCATATGGCCCCATGCAATTCATATGTCTTTAATATGTGGGCTATACTACCCTGACCTCGCCTAAGTATGGAGGCACAATCATGGAAGGATACTCCCATTGCACGTAGTTCCACAAGCTGATCCTTCTCTTCTGCTGTCCACCATCGGGGCTTGTACTTAGGCTCTGCTACCTTTACTACCTTAGTGGGTAGTAAGTCAGAGAAGTCTTTAGGTATCTTAGGTTTAAATACTAGGCTCATACATATTCCTCTTCTCTATCAAGTCTATCCATGTATTCGTTATACAAATCTGCATACGCATAGTACAGTCTTTGCAGTTCGGGATCTTCCTCTGGCGTTAGTGCTGGTGAGTTATCATAAGCTGCCTTGTAATCACACAAAGCTTGAACCATTTTACTACGAAGCACTTTAGTAGAGTCCATATCTTCTACCACAGTGCTAGGGCTAAGGCCAAGCTTAACCCAATCCTTAGGTCTAGTGTCCTCACCTACAGGTACTGCCTTACCTACAAAGATATTGTCATAGTTATCTCTATAGGCATCAGTAGTTTCTTTGCTCAAAATAGTATCCCCCGTAACATCATTCTTTGTAGCCACAGTAACTCTCCTATCTATAAAATATATGTTGGTCTATGGTGAGTACCACATCCATTTCATCTGCCCAGTAGGGCGTATCAATCCACGTAGCATGGTAGTGCGTAGCACCTTGGCTAATGTCAGTAGCCTTACCATAGTAAATGTGCTGTGCCAATATTGAAGCCTCAAGCATAGCCTTACCATTTTGAGGCTCGTCAGACTTTCCATCACAGAACCAAGAGTACTGGCACTTATGCCTAATGGGGTTCTCCATATCCCATGCGTTATACTTGGCTTGCTTCACTACTTCACACACTGTGTCGGGGTAGCGTTCATCAGCCACCCTGTTCATAGTGCTGAAGCCCACGGCTAACTGACCAGCTAGAGGCTCACCCCTTGCCTCGAAATACAGGTTGAGTGCTAGGCACATGACTGCACTGATCATTCAACTTCTCCAAAGGGGCCAACTAAACCCCAAGTAAAGAAGTCAAACAACTCTGAGTCAGAATGCATACTGCCATTGATACTGTCAACAACCTTACCATCCACATACTTAACCAGTACAGGTATAGATTGGTAGCCTAGAGCCAGTATAGAATACTTGTGATGATCCTCTGCTATATCACACTCAGTGTAATCATCCTTGCTAATGCCCAATGCTTCAAGGCGAGTCTTCAATGTAGCACAGGCAGAGCAGTTGCTCCCCGTGAATAGGTTAAATGTATCTGACATTACGTTCTCTCCTTAAGCCATTGTTTAAATTCATCAGGTGTCATGAAGTCCTCAATCACTGTGGTCAAGGCATTCTGCATCTTCTCGTTCCTATCCAGTTCCGCATCGGTTGCAGTCTCGTCCTTACAGAAAGAAGACACCACCTCATAGTAATCCACTAGACCTTCCCTAAGAAATGCATCTATCACCTCAGATGTGAACACCTTACCCAGTGCCTCCAATGTTTTAGTACTCATTACCTTACTCCTATTGCGCTATCAACGATTACAAGTGTGACATAAATTGCAGTGGCAATGCAAACTATGTACCCTGCTCCATATAAGAACTCAATTAGTTTATTCATACTGCTACCCCCTTTGGATATGGTTCCTGTTTATACTTTATGTGCTTAGTAACCATACGTTTGTATGTCTTACTACCCACTAAGAAAATGTACCTGTGCTTCCTTGGTCTAGGTGCTGAATAGAAATCATCACCATACTTATCCCTCAATGCTTGGCTACGATTAGCTACACCTCTGAACTCGTCAGCTATAGTCATGCCATGCAGATGTTCCTTACCTCTGACCTTCCAATCAGTACGCTTGGCACTAAGGCCATGATAGGTAAAGTTACATGCTTGGTAAACGTACCCTACATGACCCTGTGATCCATCAGCAAAGGATACAATGATACGCCCCTTGGGTAGCATGGTCAGACTCTTAGCCACCAACATGGATGCCTCATTCTTTACATTGTACTTCAAGCATAGCCTGTTAAGTTCAAGCACCTCACCCTTATGTGCATCACCTGCTATGCCAGCCCTAAGTCCAGAGGATGCTGGAGTACCATAGGTAACTACACCCACCAGTTCCTCCCCCTTGAATAGGCCATACCTAAAGCTAACACTGGGCCACCTCTTAGCATAGTGAATGTCCAAGATGAATGGCTTGCAATCGTCCCTAGTTACAGGCGTTATCGTGTAGTCACCCATCAGCCATACTCCTTAACTTATATAAGTCCACATCAAGGCGGTACTTAATATCATCGTCTAACTTCAAAGCAATTGCTTTCCGTATGTGCCTACGTAACTCCTTAACATGAGCCAAGGATTTCATGGAGGCATCAGGGTCTAGTGCCACGATCACCTTGTCATACTTGAGCAAGGATAGTGCATGGCTCTCCATTAGGTTAGTACCTAACAAGGCTACACCAACATACCCCTCAGAGGCACACACACTGGCACTGATAGCGTCTTCTACTACAACTGCTACGTTGCCCTCACCTACTACAAACGGCAAGCCAGAGCCTCCGTATCGCTTCCATTTAGGTGTCACCACCTTGTTCAATGTGCGACCTGTTGCATCATACAGTATGTGATTCTTAACTACAGGAAACACTACCCGTGAATCCTTTATGTCCCAGTAGTGTGTACCTACACCATGTATACCCCAGTACTGTAGCCATGAGACTGCCTCGTCAGGTAAGGTTCTAGTCACACTGATAGGTAACTCAATGGCCGATAACTGCCCACTAATACCTGCCTGATTCATCAATGCTCTAATGTCCATAGCAGATAGGCTAGTCTCACCAATACCCCTTGTACTACATGAGGCACTAAAGCATTGCCACTTGAGGACACCCATATCATTGGATGCACCAAAGGTATTCTTCCTATGGCATACAGGACAGTCTGCTCTTACTGAGTGACCTACTGGTATCTCTAAGTCTATTACGTGTTGCCTAATATTCATAGTAACTCCTATGTTACACTGGCGGTGGGGGTAACGGAGTGTAGCATGTAAATGAAACACCCGTCAACCATTAAATTATTTACTTATTGCCTCAACAATGACATTGACTAAGCCCGTGAGTACATTACGATCACGTACCCTATGCTCTGCATCCAGTGAGGTTACCTCCTGTACTGCATAGATGTTCTTCAATGCAAGGTACTCAGTTTCTGTTTCCAAAGTGATGTTTACAATCATCGGTGTCCACACATTTGCAGACTTGTCTAGCTTTGCTTTCATAATTGTTCCCCATGCTTTAGTAAACGGTAAGGCCCAGTCCGTAGATCAGAGGTTATCTGCTTTAAGATTAAGTCTGCAATCATTTTCTCACTAGCAACCACATCCTTCAAATCATCCAAGCCCTGCACCTCCAGCCTAACCAACTTATCAACTAACTGCTGCAACGTCCCATAGTATGTTCGCTTCCCCCTAGTTTCATACCTACCTGTTCTAACATTGAGCTTACTAGATGGCTGACTCTGTATTAGCGTCCAGCTATATGTATCAGCCTCAATACGATACTCATTTGAAATTACCATGTTACCACTCATTATGATTCCTCCGCTAAAATATCTTGCCACCTATCCGACTTCTTCTCAGGTTCATTCCAAGATAGGTAGGGGCTGGCATCGTCAATGATTCCACGATTCTCCAACCACTCAAGGCACTTAGCAGCCATGTCACGATCAGACATAGTATGATATTCCTCAATGGTATCTTCCTCAAGTCCCGTATCACTACTAAGATCATACACCTTGATGAAACAACCACCACCATGCTCAAACTTAAAGCCCATCATTTCAAATACTTTATACATCTTCATAATACATCCTCAAACCATTCAGCATCAAGTACATAACTACACTGTGCATTATTAGAGTCATTGACCCTACTATTATAATAGTGAAGTTTAGCTTTACCTTCCGCTATAATATTTTTTATACTACTAAGAGTAACATAACATGTTTTCTTGTAGTCTCCATAATCAATATCAAAGATAATAATTATATTGGGGTAGAGTTCCCCATACCTATCCACATCTTTTTTATTAAGTGTGATAGCACTAGTTGAAGGTACACCATACCTGCCAGAAGTTCTGAACCTAGTGCGTACTGTTTTTAAGTCGGCTGGTAAAGTAATAATAAAGTCATGAGTAAACTTATCGGTAACCTTGTCAGGGTTTAGCGAAACAGATACCTGATCATTGCTAAAAGAATCAATGAAATCTTTTTCAGTTTCTTCACCATACTCACACCACTTTTGTTTATCCTCATTATTAATAGGTTTCATATACGTTACTCCTTGCTATCCCATCTGGCTTTCATAGCCATGCTGGATGATTTTAATGTGTTCTTCATATAGGGCTTAACACT